CTGAACGGCCTTTTGACCGTGGAAGGCACGACCCTGCGGTATGCCCCGGATGACGGCAGCGCCGCGGTGGAGCTGAAAGGCGCCCTGAGCGACAACGAAAAGAGACTGGTGGGCATAGGGACCAAGGTACTCATCTGGCCGGACAAGATGTCCTTTGATACTGTGAGCGGAACGCTGAGTGCGCTGGGGTCCAGCTGGCAGCAGGGCGGAGTGAGCCTGACCGTGACCCCCTGCGATGCTGCCGGTGTAGTGTACACGCCGAATCTGTTCGGTGCGACCGAACCGGAAAGCCCGGAGAACGGCGATGTCTGGCTCAAACAGGCCGAAGACGCCCCGTGGAGCTACCGCGACGCCCTGAAGCTCTACAGCACAGCGGGCGGCTGGCAGAACATTCTGCTGAACTACTGCCGCGTGACCTGCAAGGGGCTGGGCGAAGCTTTCAAAGCCGGGGACACTGTGACGCTGACGGGCATCCCGTCTGTGGTGAAGAATGCTTACTCTTCTGATTTCAGCGGGGACGTAGTGGTGGACGACGTGGCCGGAGACTCGGTCATCCTCTCCATCGCGCCGGACATCGAGAGCGTTTTGTACTACGGCACCTGCGTGGTGACAGGCCAGAGCGTGGTGTGGACGGCCATGGACGGCAAGACCACCCAGACCTTCGACGGGCCTTTCCCGGACGTGACGGCCCAGCGGCGGGTGCCGGCTCTCGACTGGCTGACGGAGCACAACAACCGTGTATGGGGCTGCTCGAGCACCGAAAACGTCATCTATGCCTGCAAGCTGGGCGACGCCACCAACTGGTTCTCCTACAGGGGAACGGCAGCGGACAGCTACGCCGTGACTGTGGGCAGCGACGGGGCCTTTACCGGTGCGGCTACCTGCATGGGATACGTGCTTTTCTTCAAGGAAAACGGTCTGCACAAGCTGTACGGCACCAAGCCCAGCGACTACCAGATGAGCAGCATCCAGTGTTCGGGCGTGGCCAAAGGTGCGCACCAGAGTCTCTGCGTCATCAACGAGACGCTGTACTACCTCTCGATGGACGGCGTCATGGCGTGGGACGGCAGTCTGCCCACCAAGGTGTCGGCCTCGCTGGACGAAGAACGCCTCAGCCATGTGACGAGAGCCGCCGCCGGCGGGCTGGTGGGCCGGTACTATCTGCACACCGAAAGCTCCGACGGGCAGCGGCTGCTGGTATACGACACTGAGAAAAGGCTTTGGCACGAGGAAGACGCCACCGGCTGGGCGATGTGCAGCACCGGGCGACAGCTCTATCTCTGGGACAAAGAGGCCATCTGGGCCGCAGACGGAAGCCGGGAGGCCAGCGGCGAAGAGGACACGGTGGAATACGAGGCTGTGACCGGTGACATCGGACTCGGGAACCCGGACGACAAGTATTGCAGCCGGGTGACGGTGCGGCTGGACGCGATGGAGCGGACCGTGGTGACGCTCTGGGCCAGCTTCGACGGCGGCGAGTGGCAGGAGATGGGCCGGGTGGACACCGCAGGGAAGCGTGTGAGAGTGAACCTGCCCTTCGTCCCGACCCGTCACGACACCATGCGGCTGCGCCTGAACGGAAAAGGGCAGATCGCAGTGAGGAGCATCGCCATGACGCTGAGCAGCAGCGAGGGCGGAAGAGTGAACGGAGGTGTACCGAGACGTGGCTAGTATCGTGGGACTTTCGAAGATCTCCATGCCGAGGATGGAGGAGCTGGATACGGCCAGCGCCCGGGAGCTGAGGAATTATCTGTACCAGATGCAGGAGCAGCTGGAATATATTCTGAGCAACATCGACACCGAGAATCTTTCGGATGACTTAAAAGAGAAGCTGAACCAGAGTCTTTAACAATAACAGCAGGAGAGGAGAAAACCTCTCACTGTTCCCGTCGGCCTGTGGCCGCGCGAGAACAGAGCTCCCCTGCTAGGGGAGACTTTCTTAAAGGAGTTATTATGAGCAAAGCAACGAATGCAGCGAGAGAACAGCTGGATGCGTGGGAGGCAAGGAAGCCGGAAGACTACACCAGCAAATACAAAGACAGGATAGATGGCGTGATGGGCCAGCTGGACGGGATGAAGGATTTCAGCTATGACCCCACTCGGGATGCGGCCTACGAGCAGTACAAGAACAGCTACACCCGACAGGCAAAGCTGGCCAACGAGAACGCGCAGGCCAACGCCAGCGCCATCTCGGGCGGGTACGGCTCGAGCTATGGCACGCAGGCGGGCCAGAGCGCCTACCAGAACGCCATGGCGGGCTTGAGCAATGCCACGAACGGGCTATACAGCCAGGCACTGAACCAGTACACCCAGAAAAAGAGCGACCTGCAGAGCCAGCTGAGCGGATACCAGCAAGCCGAGGCGCAGGATTACGAGAAGTACCAGACCAACTATCAGAACTGGGAGAACCAGCGCAACTACTATCAGAGCGTGTACAATCAGGCAGCCAGCGAGGAACAGGCAAAGAAGAACCGGCGCTCGGGATTTTGGAACACCGTAGTGAGCGTGGGAGCGACCCTGCTGCCCCTTCTTTTCATGTAAAGAAAAACGCCCTGCCCGGGAAGGGGCTGAGCGCTTGGGGATTTATGCAAGATGGAGCTTTTCCTTCAAGGCGTCCTGAAGAACGCCGGAGAAGTTGATGTGTGCGGCCTCGGCTGCATCATTGAGCCAAGCGGGGACGGAGAGGGTCTTTTTAACAGGGCGGAACTGCTTTTGGTAAGCAGCCATATCAAAGGGGACCATGACCACAAAGTCTCCGGCCTCCACCGGAAGAGAGGAAGGAACGGAAGGAGTGGGGCAGACAGCGCACTCTTCCAGCATCAGGCCGATGGCATCCTGTGCCATCCGCACAGCCTCATCCATCGTATCGCCCTGCGTAAAGCAGCCCTCGATGTCGGGGACGGTGACAGAATAACCCGTTTCTTCGGGGTGGAACACCGCGGGATAGAAAACAGCGTTCATAGAAATGCCTCCTTATTTCTTCAGACCGGCCAGTTTGAGGATATTTTTCTCTGTGCCGGGTTTGAGGTCTTTGGCGTGGAAAGGGACGATAGTGGTCTTGCCGGTGGTGGGGTTGTGGTATTTGCGATGAGAACCGTTGGAGCTGACGAACACGAAACCGTTCTGTTCGAGCAGGCGAACGATCTCTTTGGGGGTCATTGGCATGAAGATGCACCTCCGAATCTGTAATTATAATATATACGTGTTTTACGTATTTGTCAAGAATGGAGATTAGAAAATGGGCGTATTCAAGAGATACAAGGACGCGCAGGCGGCGCAGAAAAACGCCGAGAACGCGATGCCGGGGGCGTACCAGAGCAACTACACCGACCGGATCAACGAGGCGCTGGACAGCATGGGTGCGGCCAGCAATGCGGGCTATGACGTAGGCACGGACAGCGAACTCTACCGGCAGTACCGCGCGGGCGCACAGGCGAATGCCAGGGCGGCGGCTGAGAACGCCGCTGCGGGCGCTGCCGCGCTGAGCGGCGGGTACGGCTCGAGCTACGCAAACAGTGTGGCCCAGCAGGGCTACCAGCAGGCCATGGCGAACGTGGACAGCGGGCTGGCCGGGCTGCGGGACAAGGCCCTGACTCTGTACCAGCTGAAGCAGAACGGCCTCTCGGGACTGCTGAGCGCGCTGCAGAATCAGGACAGTCTCGAGGCGGCAGAGCATCAGGGGGCCGTGGCCAACGCGCAGGACTGGCGGGACTACAAGAAGAGCCGGGCAGACCAGGCGGCGCAGGAGAAGAACGACTTTCTCTCGAACCTGTGGGAGATGGCGAAGAGTGCGGGCAGAGCCGGTCTGACGGCCTACGACACCTACAAGGGCTACACCCAGCAGCAGTGGGAGAACGAGTTTGCCCGGGAACAGTGGGAGTACAACAAAGAGCGCACCGGCCAGAGCGATGCACTGAATGCCTACGAGCAGGCGTTCAACCTGTACCAGCAGGGAGCGGGCGATGCCGCGAACGCCGTGCTGGGCCGGTATGGTCTGGATACCGGAATCTTCGACAATTACAGCGGCGCACCCATCACCCGCGCAGACAAGGCGGGTGCGCTCACGACCGCAGCCGGGCTGGCAGGCGGCGGCAGCGACGAGGCTGCACGGGCGGTGCTGGAACTGTACGGCCTGGATCCGAACTCTGTGGGGAATTACAGGACGATCGCAGGACGGCAGCTTGCAACGGCGCTGGCAACAAAGAGCGCAGGAAGCACAGGCGGCTCTTCGGGCAGCAGGAGCAGCGGCGGCACGAAAGGCAGCGGGGACAAAAGTGATGGCATCAAATGGAGTGCAAATAATCTGTTGACTGCTGCGGAAAAGTACGGAAGTTACAACAACGATAACCCGGCAAAGGATATTTATGAAAGAATTTTACAGGAAGGTGGACTGCTGGAAACCCCGACAAACGGGATGAAGAGTATTACAGATGACGTGCTGAACCGTGTGGCGGGTTATGCGCAGCGTGGCATGAACGGCAGTGCCATTACGGTAAAGCTTCAGCACGAGGGATACAGCAACGAAGAAATTGCCGAGATTTTCAACCGTGCGGGGCTTTGACCGCAAGATACGTTCTCTTTTGCGTGCCAAA